AAGATGAAGCTTGAGCATGAACTCAAGACACAACTACAAACAGCTAATCTTTCACAGATTGAAGTAAATAAAATAGAAGCAGCTAGTAAAAACTGGTTTGTTGCTGGTTGGCGTCCGTCTGTAGGTTGGGGCTGCTCAGTTGCAATGATGGTACATTTTATTGTTTTACCTGTAGGTGAGTGGATTGCTGCACTATCTGGTGTAAAAGTAGATATGCCAGAGTTCGATTTTACTCAATTATCTACCATACTTATGGCTATGCTAGGGATGGCAGGACTTAGAACTTTTGAGAAACAAAAGAAAGTAGCTAGAGGAGATGACTAATATATGGCGTACTTTAAGTTAGTCAACTTTAATGGTATTGCACCACAAGTTTCACCTAGATTATTAGGTGAAGGTTTAGGTCAAACTGCAAACAACACAGATCTAGACCGTGGTGTATTGACGCCGATTACTAGCAACAGCACCGTAGCTACACTAAATGCACAAGCTAGAGCTGGTTTGTATAGATATGATTTTGGTGGTCAAGTTTACAACTTAGAGTTTACTAATGCTGTAAATGTACAACCAGGCCCTGTAGCAGATGACGCTTTTGATCGTTTGTATTGGACTGGAGCTGGTTTCCCACAAATGGGTAGTTCTACACAGCTACTTGCCTCTGGTTCTGGTGCATACCCGAGAAGTTTTTTTAGATTAGGTATACCTGCGCCAACAAACGCTGCCAGTACAAGTATAACTTCTGGTAGTGATGATGGTACACAGACACAATACAGTACATCTTATGTATATACTTTTGTATCTGCATTTGGTGAAGAAGGTCCACCGTCGCCGGCGTCTACGGTATTAACAAAAGTAGACGGGCAGACAGTAACTATATCTGGTATGGATACTGCTACTTCTAAAAGTAATACTAATTTAGCTAACAAACGTATTTACCGTTCTAATACTGGTTCTAACACTACTAACTTTCAGTTTGTAAAAGAGGTATCTTTGGCTACGGCAAGTACAACTGATAATTTAAATAATGATGCTTTAGCTGAGATAATACCTTCTACGTATTGGATTGCGCCACCAGATGATGACACTAGTACTTACCCTAATGGGCAAATGTTAGGTTTAACGGCTATGGCAAATGGTATCTTTGCTGGGTTTAGTGGTAAACGAATTTGTTTTTCAGAACCTTTTTTACCACACGCTTGGCCAGTAGCTTATCGTATAACACTTGAAGAAGAGATTGTGAGTATAGCTATGGCGGGACAAGTACTGTTTATTGCTACTAAAGGTACACCTTACATAGCTGCTGGTACAGACCCACAGTCTATGAGTGTGGTACGTATGGAAGCAGCACAAGCATGTTTGAATAAAGAGTCGCTTGTAGATATGGGTGACCTAGCTATCTATGCTTCACCTGATGGTTTAGTAGGTGCTTCGGGTAGTGATATTGCAATATTAACCGAAGGATTGATTACACCTAAACAATGGCAGGCACAGTTCTATCCCTCTACAATTAAGGGTTTTTTATGGCAAGGTAAGTATGTAGGACAATATTACACTGGCTCTGCCTATGGCGCTTTTCTATTTGACCCACGTGGTGGTAAAAACGCTTTTACCACAATTAGTTCAATAGCTACCGGTCATGCACAGGGTGGTTTTACTGACCCTGACGACAATGAACTGTACCTTATTGATTATGATTCTGGCGGTGGTAATGCTCAAGTAGAACTTTTTCAAGGTAGTGCTACAAATACTACCCAAACATTTAAAACCGCACAGTTCGTTCTACCTAGACCTACTAGTATGAACTTTGTAAAAGTAGAAGCCGAAGCATATTCCGGCTCTGGTATTACGGTAAAAGTATTTGGTGATGGTACGGAAATATTTGACGCTACAATTACAGCCTCTGGATCCGTGTTTAGTGCAACAGGTTCTGCCCCTACCTCTTTTAGTGCAACAACAATTATGGAACCAATTTTAAGACTGCCTACTGGTGTACATAAAGTGTATGAAGTAGAAGTATCAGGTGCGCATACTATAAATGAAGTCTGTATTGGAGAGTCTATAGATGAACTGAGGGCTATCTAATGGCTACTAATGAAACCAAGATACCTTCAATACCACCAATACCTTCAGATGTTGACCCGAAGTTAAAGACTTACTTAAACGCTGTTGATGAAGCATTAAAGGTACGTCTTGGTAGAACAGGTGACCCAAAAGATAGAGCGGTAACTGTAAGGGAACTTATTGATACCGGACTAGCAGAAAACTTCAAAGAGAATCCTTTTGACCCAAACGCTGGGACACCACCTAATACTTTCATACCTACAGAAAGAGTTGATGTTACGATACCACCAGATGTTACTGGGTTTTCAGGTGTAGGTGCATTTCAAAAAATTATTCTTTCTTGGGACCTAGCACAGTTTGGTAACTTTGCTTTTACTGAGGTATGGCGTCATACAAGTAACGACATAGGTAGTGCTATTCGTATTGATACTACTCGAGCCCAAGTATATGCAGACACTGTAGATCTTGATGCAAATTTTTATTACTGGGTTAGGCATGTATCTACTTCTAATGTTGTTGGTCAGTTTACTAATGGTATCAACGTAACTACTTCTAAAGTTTCTAGCTCAAATGTTACTGATTTTTTTGTTGCAGACTCTATAACCGCAGCCTCTGGTGTTATTGCGGATGCAGCGATAGGCACGGCTGAGATAGCTAATGCTGCTATAACTACAGCAAAAATAGATAATGCCGCTATAACTAATGCAAAAATCCTTAATTTAGATGGGAGTAAGATAAATACAAATACACTGAACGCAAATAGAATAACAGCGAACACAATAAATGGAGTACAGAAAGGGCAAGCGCATTCATTTTCAACTATAAAATTTGAGGCAAAATCTTCTCAACACATTCCAGATATAGATAGAGATGGAACAGTGGTAGCAAACACTGGGGGGTCTGGAACAAATGGTATATATGGGTATAGAATGGTTATTGAAGATACCCAAACTTTTACAAGCACGTTTGGAAATACAAGTAATAATAGTGCTTTATTTGCTTACAATAAAACACATGGTGGGGTCACTCGTACCATACATTTAAAAAGGCTAGGCACACTAGCATTCCAAGTTATATCAAATACAACAGGTGTTTATGGTGCGGAAGCCGCTGCTACTATGTTTGGTAGATACACTGGAGATGAATCAACTTATATAGTGCTTGCTTTTGGAACTTCATCAGCTACGCCTAACACTTTTATTGCAAATGAAACGAATGGTTCAGGTGCTACTGGCACGGTAACCACAACTCAATTTAACAAGGGTCAAACTGCAGTTGAGTTATCACAAATGGGGGTAGCATCAGCACAAATAAGAGTGACCTTAAACTCCTTTTCTTTGTCTACAGGTACTTACTATTTAAATTGTTGGGGAGGGTCAAGATTTCTTGATAGAAATAGTCAGGGACTTCATCAAATGGGTAGTATAAAAATGAGTGTATTTAAACAACATATTTAAGCATGAATACAATAACTATATATGATAAACATACTGGGGAACCGCAAAGTACTTCATCTTACATTAATGAGGTAGAGAAAGAAGGTATTCTTGCAATGGTTACTGATAACCACGATTATGTAGAAAATAATGCACCTCCAACTTTAGACGATTACAAATGGACGGGTAGTGAATGGCAAGAGTTACCTAAACCACAAGAGCTGGCATTACCACATATAAGAACACGAAGAGATTATTTATTAAAACAATGTGATTGGACTCAAGCTAATGACAGCCCTTTATCCGATGCAAAAAAAACAGAGTGGGCTACTTACCGACAAGCTTTAAGAGATTTACCCGATAGCTATACAGATACTGATGAAGCCTCTAAAGTGGTATGGCCTGAAGAACCAGAATGATTTTGTACACAGAAGAACAATTAGAAATAGCGTATACTGAGTATCGGAAACTGCATATGAGAAACAATGTGCCATTTCTTAAAAAAGAAGATTTTAGAGTATTATTTGAATATCTTATGGAGAATACTACATTAGAATATGTATGATATGACTATGTTTGAACTTACGTTAAATGACTTTTACGTTGAATTTTTAGGGTTTGTACTAACTCTATTGGTTGGTTTAGCTGTAAAAGATTGGGCAGTAGGCTTTGTAAAAGGCGCTACTTTTCGTTTGACGTCGTCATTCAAAGAAGGTGATAAGGTAATTTTAGATGGCGATACCGCACTTATTATAAAAGTAGGGTTCGCTCAAACAGTATTTGGTGTGTACAACGATGACGGTTACACGTGGCGTTATATATCAAACCAAAAGATTGATACATTGAAGCTAGAGAAGATTGTAGATTCTGAGCTACATGCTGACACAGCTGAGGAGAAGGCACAAAAACTAAGGTCTTTTTTGAAGGAAGACGATTAAATTGCTAAAATATTAGAGAGGTATAATATGAGTGCAACTAGAAAAATGACAGATAAAGGTGAAGGTAAGATTGGGAACATGAAAACCCAAGAAAAAAGACTTGAACCTAGAGGTAGTGGTAACAGTGCTAATGACTTTCCAGATTTAACTGGTGACGGTAAAGTTACTATGGCTGATATTTTAAAAGGTAGAGGCGTAATTAAATAATGCCTAGAACTAGAAAAAAACCCTCTATGAAGGTTAAAAAGAAAGCACTGACTAAACGTCAGGAAGGAGCGATGAAGCGTCATTCTAAGCACCATACGGCAAAACATATGAAATATATGAAACGTAGAATGCTTATGGGTGATACATTTAGACAAGCGCACAAGAAGGCGCAAAAACAGGTAGGTGCATAATGCCAGCAAAGAAAAGAAAGGCAACTAAAAAGAAAAGTGGTGCTAAGCCAACTAATCCAGCGTTATACGCTAGAGTAAAAGCAGAAGCTAAACGTAAATTTAAAGTTTACCCTTCAGCATATGCTAATGGTTGGTTAGTTCGTACTTATAAGAAACGTGGTGGCGGTTACAGGTAATGGCTAACACGAAACCCAAAGGAGGCTTAACAGCTTGGTTTGGTAAAGGTAAGAAAGG